CGATGAATATGTAGATGATGCCGAGGGATATGCCTCCGATGCTTCCAAAGCGGCTGGCTCATTAAGTAATTACAATTCTAATCAGTTTATGTTGATGGGAGTCTAAAGTGGCAGAGCCGTATGTACCCATAGCCGATTACACGACCTATAACAATTTATTAACTGAACTTGAGGTTGCAACAGATGGCGCTGAAACAAATGCTGATGCCCTCGACCTTGCGGTTGATAACACTTTGATTCATAAGCAAACAGCAGAGAACGCAGTTGCTTCTAAGTTTGATTTGTTCTTTTTGGTAGGTGCATAAATGGCGCTCGCACCGAGTTTAACCACGGTTCAAATTACTGGTAATTACATAGATTTTGAGGGTAATCCAATCCAAGGTCAGGTTAGATTTACTTTGGGTGATGTAATTCGTAATGGTACAGATGACCAAATGATTGCACCATCAAGCGTGGTTGTTGGTTTAAGTAGCGGTGCTTTTACAGTAACCCTTCCTGCTACAAATGACCCTGACACCGTTCCAATCCCTTTTACCTACACAGTTGAAGAATCATTTCCTGGGGGTCGTTCTTACACAATTTCAGTTCCTTATGACACCGTAGGCTCCTTAGATTTAGCAGATTTAAGCCCAACACCTACATTGAGCGACACATTCACTCAGGCTATTGACCAAACATCTTGGAACGCACTAGAGGCAGATATTGATGCCCTTGATGTTGAAATCAATCAGACAACAGACAAAATTCTTGCTACGGGCAAGTATTGGTACATCCCTAGTACATACGCTACTTATACAGCGCTAGATACTGCGTTTGCTACCTATACCGCCTTAACCGCTGGTACTTACAGTTTAGATGGCGCTGATATTGCCACCTTTGTAACTACGGCTCAGGGCTATGAGTCAGCGGCTTCAGCAAGTGCAACAACAGCCACAAATACTGCGACTGGTACAATCAGTCCATTACTTCTAATCGGAGGATAACCGCATGGCAACTACTTACAAGGTATTGGGTCAATCCAATCCCTCAGCCACGACGCTAACAACTCTGTACACCTGTCCTGCCGCTACACAAACGGTTATCTCAACCATTTCAATTTGTAATCAAGCAGGTACTTCAGGTACATACAGAATTGCAGTTCGTCCAAATGGAGCGGCAATCGCTCCCGAACACTATGTTGTATACGACGCAACAATTCAAGCCAACACAACAGCGGCTTATACACTAGGTCTAACCATTGATGCTTCAGATGTAATAAGTGTTTACGCATCAGCATCAACTATGTCTTTCAATGCGTTCGGAAGCGAGATAGCATAATATGGCAATAACCACTAACGGCGGGGCTGGCGTAACCGCAGATGCAGTAGCCACCCTTAGTAACAAAACACTTGAAGCACCAGTAATTAACAACGCAACCTTCACGGGCGCACAGGCTGGACTTGAAATCAAGTTTGGCAACAACATTGTTCTTGAAGGAACAACTGACAACGCTTTTGAAATGACTCTTTCAGGTGGAGACCCAACCGCTGACCGCACAATTACTCTTCCTGATGTAACTGGAACAGTTGTTACAACTGGCAATTTGACTGCAATTACAACAGTAACAAGTGCAACATTAACAAGCCCAACAATTACTGGAGCAGTATTTAATGATGGCTCAGTTGTATTTGAAGGCGCAACAGCAGATGCTTTTGAAACAACTTTAGCAATTACAGACCCAACCGCAGATAGAACAATTACTTTTCCTGATTCAACAGGAACAGTTGCTCTAACTTCAGGAGTAATTAACAACAGTTTACTTACAACTACTGGCGACACAATCTACGCATCAAGCGCTAACACACCTGCTAGACTCGCCGTTGGGTCCACAGGACAAGTTTTAACAGTCGCAGGAGGAATCCCAACTTGGGCAACTCCAGCGGCGGGTACAACAGCAAACGACCAAGCCTTCGCCTTTGCGGTGCAGGTATTCGCTTAAGGAGAAAATAAATGCCAACAACAGTATCAAGAATCCCACTATCGGGTTCAACACACGGGCGTGGAATTAAAATTGCCGCAACTGCTTCTTCAGGCGATACCGTTCACACCGCAACTTCATCAACTACTGACTGCGATGTTGTAACAATCTATGCTTACAACTCAAGCGCATCAGCAGTAAACTTGACTCTTCAATGGGGTGGAACTTCTACTCCTGATGACGACATCAAACTATCAATTCCAGCAACTTCAGGATTAACCCTTGTGGCTCCTGATTTAGTTCTTCGTAACTCTTTAATTCTAAGGGCTTATGCTGGCACAACAAATGTTGTAACAATCCACGGATTCGTAAACCGAGTCGCAACTACCTGATAGGAGTTAGCGCATGTCGCTAATCGGCAGATTGTTAAAGGCTAACCCGTCAGCGCAAGTTTCAGATATGCTGACGGGGTATTTCGTCATTCCTTCTGCTAAGAGTGCGTTTGCCCTTCCTTACTATGGTTTAATCATGGGTGGTATGAACCCTTATGGTTCAACTATTCTTTACAACACAGTTGATTATGTAAATATAGCGACTACTGCAAATGCAGTTGATTTTGGTGATTTAAGTGCGGCAAAAGCATCAGGCGCTCCAAGCAGTTCCGATACGAGAGCAATATACGCTGGTGGAAATAACAGTAACACAAATGTTATTGAATACTTTACTATTGCTTCTGCTGGCAACGCAACTAACTTTGGAACTTTAATAACTGGAACAGCAAGCATAGCGGGAGCAAGTAGTCAAACAAGAGGTATTTTTGCTGGTGGCTATAATGGAAGTTATTTGAATGGTATTTCGTATGTAACAATAGCAACTACGGGTAATGCTACAACTTTTGGTACTTTACTTGGGACAATAGGAAACCATGCTGGTTGTGCTTCTCCAACGAGAGCATTATTTATGGGTGGAGATGGTGGTGGTGCATCAAATGTTGTTGAATATGTAACCATCGCTACAACTGGAAACGCAACTGATTTTGGTGATTTATCTTCTGCAAGAAATGTTGGTGCGGCATTATCTTCAAATACAAGGGCACTTCACGCAGGAGGCGGTGTCGTAAATGTTATTGATTACTTCACAATAGCCAGTACGGGAAACGCTACTGATTTTGGCGACTTGACAGTTTCTCGAGATGCTCCTAGTGGTACTTCATCTCCAACAAGGGGTCTTTTTTCAGGCGGCGGAAGTAGTCCTTCTGTATTTAATACTATGGACTATGTGACTATTGCTTCTATTGGCAACGCAACAGACTTTGGCGATTTGACAGTAAGCCGTGGTTGGACTGCTTCGGCTTCTAGCGGACATGGTGGTCTTGATTTAGCCACTTTTGCAAGCGGTAGTGGTCAGGCTTTCAGCGCCTCAGGTTCAAGAACCTCATCAGGTGCAGGAGCAGTAACAATCGACAGTTTCAATATCACAAACTTCTCTTACACAACTACTTTTGGTGATGTAATTGGAGCATATAGCGGAAGAGGTGCTTTTGCTTCTAGCACAAGAGGATTGTTATTTGGTGGCGGTAGCCCAACTAATGATATTGAATACTTTGATTTTGCCTCAAAGGGTAATGGAATTAACTTTGGAGATTTAAGTCGTGTATTAGATAGACCAGCAGGTTTGGCAAATAACACTAGAGGTATATGTGCCAATGGAAGTAATGGAAGTTCTACAAACTATTCGACAATCGAATATGTAACGATTGCATCAACTGGTAATTCAACAAACTTTGGTAGTTCCACGCAATCGGCACAATCCTCAGCAGGTTTAGCCTCTGATACTCGAGGGGTTGTGGCTGGTGGAGAGACTGGTGTGGGTGTAAATAATTATTCAGAAATGGGATACATAACAATCGCTACAACAGGCAACGCATCAACTTTTGGTCAATTAACAGTTGCTCGATGCTTTCTATCAGGCGCCGCTTCTTCTACAAGAGGTCTATATGCTGGAGGAACTGCAAGCACCACTTCTAATGTAATTGATTACATAACAATCGCAAGTACAGGCAATGCCACAGATTTTGGTGATTTGACATCTGCTCAATTCAAAAACCTTAACTGTGGAACTTCAGATAAAATAACTGCTGTATGGGCAAACGCCAGTAACAATGATTTATTAGAAAAAGTAACTATTGCTTCAACTGGAAATGCTACAAGTTTTGGTAACTTGGCTGAGAGTAGATACGCTACTGCTATGGTTGGAAATTCTCACGGGGGAGTATAAATGACTTATTTACCACAAATCAAAATTCTAGTTCCCTCTGCCCAAGTAAGCACTTATACGACTGGTAGTTTTAATTTGCCTAGTGCGAGAGGTCAGTTTTCTACCGAACCCTCTAATGCGGGTAGGGCTGTTTTTATGGGCGGTGCAATTAACAACAATACAATCGATTACATAACTATTGCGACCACAGGTAATGCTACAAATTTTGGAGATTTGAATACCAGCACTGAATCCAATAGTGGGAATGTTTCCTCTACCACTAGAGGTTTAACGGCGGGTGGGGAAATACCAGGAGGTAGTCCCCGTTCAAATAAAATTGAGTATATTACTATCGCTTCAACTGGAAACGGCACAGATTTTGGTACCCTTTTAGCATCAGCGTATTGGGTAGCAGGTATCTCTAACGCAACAAGGGGTTTACTTGGAACGGGAACAACAACAAGTGGCGCAAGTAGTTATGCAACAGTTGGTTATGTAACAATCGCCACTACTGGAAATGCGACTACTTTTGGAGATTGTGTTGCAACAAGAAACAGAGGAAAAGGTACTTGTGGTTCAACAACGAGAGCCATATTCGCAGGTGGTGCGGCTAATGATGGTAGTGATATGACAACTGCGATTGATTATTTTACAATCGCCACTACTGGAAACGCTACCAGTTTTGGCTCATTAACCGTTAGTCGAGGATTTCAAACAGGTGGTGGTTCAAACGGAACTAGAGGTTTAATTGCGGGAGGCGCAACAGATACTAATATCAGAACCAATATCATTGATTACATTACTATTGCCACAACTGGTAATGCTACTGATTTTGGTGACTTAACAGCAATAGGTCAATGGTCATCTACTTCAAATTTGAACAGATTGGTCAGTATGATAAACGCTATGTCAAGCACCGCTATAAATTATGTAACCATGAGTACAGTTGGAAACGCAACAAGTTTTGGCGACGCAACAGTTACAAGGACTAATGGTTTAGGTGCGGTTTGCGACGCACACGGAGGAATATAAGATGGATATTGAAAAATCAAATGAGAGGCAATTCATGGAAATAGCACTACAAGAGGTAAGTAATGAGTTAGCAATAACTCCTGAATATAAGGGAATGTTAGAACATATAAATGCTAACCTTCCTGCTATTAGTCGTGACTCCCAAAACTTTTACAAATCTGCTTCTCAGTTCAAAAATGTAACCTTAGATGTTACTGATTTAACCCCAATGGGTTCGCTCAAGCATATTTTGGCAGTTATTGATAAAACCCGTATGGCTCTTGAAGAAGCCCATATTTCAGTCAAGCGTAAACAAATAGAGTTAAAGAAAAAAACCATAGAGTATGACAATGCCGAGGAAGGTTATGACAAAGAACTTCTTTGGGTAGATATTGTCGAAATCAACAATCACTTAAATAACTCAGAAAACTCAGTCAAGGGTGCGTTGCGTAAATTAAGTTTCTTTACAACTCAATATCAAGCCATTATGGAAAAATTAGGTAAGGAAGAAATTACTGAAGAAGATTACGAACTAAACGAATCTCGTCATCATGTTATGACTGCTATGAAGCAAGCCTTATGCGCCGCTAGAACTAGGGGTGGCGTTATTGACGAAGGTAACCATATCTACTTATTTGATATGGGTATCAATGGAGCAGTTGCTCAGGCAGAGATTTTTGCCTTTTTACAGGCAGAACAAGAAATGCTTGCAAGAGGCGAAGAGCCAACGCAAGAACTCACAATGAAATGGCTTGAGGCTTGTGCCGATAAGTTCGCTAATTGTGGGGCAAAGTTCGCAGAACTTCGTGGCTTTATCCCACTCGACAAAAAATCACTAGCGAAGGAGATTACAAGTGGCAAAGAAAGTAATTAGTTACAAATTAAACACAGATGGAACTGTCCCTGATTATGTAGAAGATGGTGGCTATCTAGCAAAAGAACCTAATGACACACCTAACATGGTTGTCCTTGGTATCTCAAAAGATGGCGCTGATATTTCAGGAGCCGAGGCTGAGTTTGCTGATGAGGCAAGTGCAGTTACCTATGTTGAAACCTATCTTTCAGATTCAACAACTACTGACCCAATCACAGGTGAAGAAAGAGTATTTGTTGTCGCTGATGCGGTAGCAGACCTATTCGCTAAAATAGCGTAGTAAAAGAATTGAGGTATTGAAATGGCAGGTACAACTACTAAAGGGCTTCGTTACCCTACTGCGGGAGATAACCCTGCCGTTCATACCGACATCCTTAATTTAGCAACAGATGTAGATACCGAGTTAGATAACTACATCCTTGCCTCATCTCCATCTTTTACCTCATCAGTAACTCTTGGTGCTGGCAATAACATTATTTTTGAAGGCTCAACAGATGATGGATTTGAAACAACCCTAACGGTTGCAGACCCAACAGCAGATAGAACTGTCACTCTTCCCAACGCAACTACAACCCTTGTGGGAACTGACACAACTCAAACTCTTACTAATAAGACCCTAACCTCACCAACTATCAATAGCGCAACAATTAACAACGCTACTTTTACTGGTCAGCAATCAGGGCTACAAATTGCGTTTAACGATGCAATCGTATTTGAGGGTACAACAGCCGATGCTTATGAATTAACCTTATCCGCTGGAGAACCAACTTCAGATGTAACAGTTACTCTTCCTAATGAGACAGATACTCTTGCTAACCAAAACTTTGTACGAACATCTGTCTTAATGCTAGGTGGCATGTAATGACTTTTACCTATTCGGGTGACCCAAGTACCTCCACCCGTAACTATGTTCGTTTTCTTCTTAACGATACAGATTCCACGGACGCACTTTTTAGCGATGAAGAATTAAACTATGTGATTAGCGAATGGGGTGGCGATGCCTATAATTCAGCCCGTGAATGTGCTGAAATCCTTATTGCTCGATTTAGCCGTTTAGCCGATAGTAGTTCAAAGAGTGTTGGCGATATTTCTGTATCAGAATCTTATTCTTCAAAGGTAACTCACTATAAAGAATTGGCTGAGAGTTTATTGCGCCGTCAAATGCGTAAATCTCCTCCTAGACCATGGGCTAACTCTGAAAGCCTTAAGTCCACAGATGATAGAAGTATTGACGATTACAATACCGATTTCTATGTTGGTATTACAGATAATCCAAATAGCAATTATGAACAACGAGTACCTGAATAGGATTACTTATGGATGCGATATATCCAAAGGTAGCCGAGTTCATGACCGACTCGGTAGTTTTTACACCCAAAGCGTCTGTTGATAAATACAACAAACCTACCTTTGGTAATGCTCAAACAAATGTGACTGTAACAGGTCGCCTAATTTATGACACAGTTAAATCTAAAGATGTTCAAGGAGTTGAAGTTGTAGATATTGGACGATTCATCACCTATGGTCCTGCTACCTCAATAACGGTAGGTCATAGAATGGTCGTCGGGGCGGACACCTTTACAATCAATGCAGTTGATAATCTCGCAGACGAAAACGGAGCGCATCACACCGTAATCAGATTTGGGCGGTAGTTATGGCAAAGTCGTCTTTTCGACTGGACTTATTTGGCGACAAAGAGTTGGTCAATGCTTTAGAGGCTGGTAAGGAAAATACCCCTCAGGCAATAGCCCAAGCAATATGGGAAGAAGCCAATTTAATTTTTGCTAAATCACAGATTTTAGTCCCAGTTGATACTGGAGTTCTTCGTGGTTCAGGTGGCGTATCTGCTCCACAAATGGGAAGTCAAGGCTACTTTGTAGATATTTTCTATGGAGGACCAGCCGCTCCTTACGCCCTATATGTTCATGAGATTATCGGTAACTATCACAACCCACCGACACAGGCTAAATACCTTGAACAACCAGTCATGGAAGCGATGTCCACTATCCAAGAAAACATAAAGGGTAGAATTATCGACATCATACAGAAAGGTCACAGGGGCTAATGGCAACTATTCTTGAATCAGTAGGTGATTACCTACAAAATACTTCAAGCGCTTTTGGCGCCCATGCGAGTCAAGGCACCCTTGGAACAAACATATTCTTAGGCACCCTTCCTGAGACTCCCGATGCTTGCGTGGCTATTTATGAGAACGCTGGCAGTTCCCCAACATTTACTATGGGCAACGGCGGTATTCGTATTGATTACCCAATGCTTCAAATTATCGCTCGGGCGAGTCGTGAAGATTACCCAACGGCTAGAGATAAAGCCGACACGATTCGCATTTTACTTGCGTCGGTGCTTGAACAAACTGTCTCAGGGGTGCATATTATGAGGATTGAACCGATGGGTTCAGTAAACTTGTTAGGAGTAGACCCGAAGTATCGTCCTCTAGTTTCGGTGAATTTCCGATGTCTAGTACGAATGTAAACGAGGAGCCACAGGCTCCGATAGAGAGAGTGGCAGACCCTTATGGCAGAAACGCAACAACGGATGAGTTCCAACGATGCTGGAAATGCGACAGGCTCCTCTTCGAAAGCGCAACCCGCCCGTGGAGTATCAGATGTCCCCGCTGTAAATCTAAAAATAAATCAGGTTGATTTATTTAAGGATTTAGATTCTTTAGTTGGTAGAGGACGACAGCAAGAAGGTTGTTCTATTGGCAAAATGGTTAAACAGTTAGATGAACCATTGCGTAATAAATTAAATGAAATTTTTTGTAACTCAACAGTTGATTCATCTCAACTGGCTCAAGTTATGATTGCTTACGGACTTGCAGTATCATCCTCTGATGTACTTCGCAGACATCGACGCAGACTTATGGGTAAAGAGGGTTGTAAGTGTCCAATAGACAATTCGGCGGTTTCGCTTAAATGAATTTAGATGATGCCTTAGATAATTTACTCAAGACATCCGAGATGAATTCAGTTCAAAAGACTGAACCTCGTCAAAGACAAGCGGAGTGGTTGCCTGGGGTAACTTGGCAAGGTGAAGAAGGAACAGTTACAACTCAACCAATGGAGGGCGATAATGCCCCTGATTGGTCGGGAGTTTTACGAATGTGGGGTCTTGACCCTGAACATTTCCAAGTAGTAGAACCAGTTCTTTTCAATGTGTGGGGCGATACTTTAGGAATTCTAAATCGCCAATGGAAAGGTAAAGTAGTTCGCAAAGGCAAACAAGAGTTTGCTGATATTGAAGCCCTTATCCAAGAGATTAAAAAACATAAACCCCGTGAGCGTAAGCCAATGGTCGGTGGTGCCTCTCTAGTAGTTTGTGCCTCTGACTGGCAAACAGGTAAACGAGATGGAGACGGTCTCAAAGGTTTAGTTGGTCGATGGCTTCAGGCTATTGATGATGTTGAGTTTAGAATTAAAGAGTTAAAGAAAATTGGTCGTCCCATAGACTCAATCACAGTTCTATGTCTTGGTGATTTAGTTGAAGGATGCGATGGACATTACGACATCCAAACCTTTACAGTTGAGGTTGATAGAAGAGACCAAGTAAAAATTGCTCGTCGTCTTTTAAGAGATGCTCTTATCCGATGGTCAAAGGTTGTTCCTGATATTACAGTTGCCGCTATTGGTGGAAACCATGGAGAAAACCGAAAGAATGGTAAAGCCTTTACTACCCTAAATGATAATGATGATGTAGCCCTAGTTGAGTCAGTTGCGGAAATCTTTCAAGCCAACCCTGAAGCCTATGGACATATTCGTTTTGCAATTCCAACAGATGAGTTGAGTTTGACTATTGAAGTTCAAGGAAAAATTATTGGAATTACCCACGGTCATCTAGCCCGAAGCGCAGGAAGCCCTGAAGCCAAGTTGCGTCGATGGATTGCTGACCAAACACTAGGTCGTCAAAAAATTGGTGACTGTGACATTTTGGTAACTGGGCATTATCATTCATTTCGTCTATCAGATTGGGGAGGAGTCAAATGGCTACAAGCACCAGCCCTCGACGGAGGAAGCGTGTGGTGGAGACAATCAACGGGGGAGATTGCGGATGTGGGAGTCCTGACCTTTGTTGTGAGCAGTCAGGGAGTGTCGGACATCCAACTATTATGAACGACCCAAGAGATATAGCCGCATACGCCGCAGAATTGGTCTCAGGAGACCGACAGGACGCCTACGGGCATCCGCTTGATAACTTTACCCGTGCCTCAAAGATATGGTCTGTAATCCTCGGCTGTGAGGTTTCTGCCGAGCAGGTTGCCCTTTGCATGGTTGGAATGAAGGTAGCCCGTGAGGTCAATCAATCTAAGCCTGACACCGTGGTAGATGGGATTGGCTACTTCCTCACCCTAGGCATGATTCAAGAAGAGCGCTTGAGAAGGTTGAATTCCTAACCCCAGTTTGATATACTTGTGGTGTCAGAAAGGTGATGCCATGAGAGAGTTCAGAATCTCAGAGATTGATGTAGCGAAGACTTTATCCAAGGCTCAAAAACTTGCATCCCGTGGCAAAAGCAAAGGTTTGAGTGGCGGGTTTGAGGTTCGTATTGAATCACGCTCAGAAGTAGTAAATGGCGTTCAAGGCGAGTATTCAGTTTTAGTAATTCAAGGTGAGCCAGTCAAGTTCAACGGCTGGCAGTTTGTCGGAGTTGCTGAGTTTATTGAGGGCAAGGCTTTAACAAAAAGCATCGCAGGTGGAGTTGAAATCAAGCCATCAGATGTAAAGGTTGGTTATTGCGAGCATTGCCAAAAGACTCGTTCTCGTTCCAAGGTTATTTTTGTTCAAAACCAAGAAGGAAAGATAAGTCAGGTCGGTTCAAGTTGCGTCAAAGATTTTCTTGGTTGGGAGTTCAGCGCCTCAGCCTTGGTAACCGAGGAAGATTTCCAACAAGAGTTTGGTGGCTTTGCTGGTGGCAGTTATAGCGGATTCGATACTTTAGGAGTTTTAGCAACAGCGGTTTGTGCAGTTGAGAAGACTGGCTATGTTCCTTCAGGTAGCGGTCTTTCTACCAAAGAGGTTGTTTGGGATAAATTAAACGGTGGCTTCCACGGGCTTTCCAAGTGGAAAGAATTAGTAGGTCAAGAAGTCACAGATGCTCACCGTGCCAAGGCTCAGGAATTGCTTGAGTTTGGAAAGAACTTCGAAGGCGACTCAGGTTACGCACAAAATGTCAGGATTGTCAGCGGATTGACTTTCCAAAAGTACAGCACAGCAGGAATCTTGATTAGTTTGCTCAAGGCTTACCAGCGTCAAACTGAAGAGAAGATTGAGAAGAAAGTTTACAAGTCCGAGATTTTGGCTCCAGTTGGAGAAAAAATTGAGATAGAGGTAACCGTGCTTGGCGAGAATACCTTCGAGTCTCAGTTTGGATTGACTACTTTGTACACCTTTGAAAGCGGGGAGTATCAGTTAAAGTGGTTCTCCAGCCGTGGCTTAAATGTGGAAATTGGCTCCAAGTTAAAATTAAAAGGAACCGTTAAAGGTATCGATGAATACAAGGGAACCTTCTCAACAGTTCTTACTCGATGCAAAGCCGTCTAAAAATCCATACGCTATACTGAACCCAATGTGCGCTTAGTCGCCCGAGTTTTTCGTCTCTTCCGTGTCCGAGTGACCTGACGGTCACTTGGGCTATCTATGTGCCGTCACGGAGGAGGTACAGATGGCTCGTTATCGAGTCTTACAAGGTATTGATTACCCACCTAATAAAAGAGCCGAGGCTGGCAAAGTCGTAGATGACTTACCTGCAACCTCGGTTAAATGGCTTTTGGAATCAGGAATTATTGAAGATGCTGACAAGCCAAGTAAGAAATCAGAAGAGCCAGTTGTAGAAGAACCAAAAGTCGAACCAGTAGTTGAGAAGGTTGAAGAACCAATCGTTGAAGACGGTTTTGACCCTAACGCCGAAGATATTGATGGCGATGGTTTCCTTCAAGATGGCACCCCACATCAACGCCCAGTTGAGGAGAAATAATGCCTACTTTTCGCCACGGTAAAAATGTCAATGTCTTTATTGATGAGTTTGATTTTTCTACCTATTTTAATGATGTCAGCGCATCTACCTCGGTAGATACTGCTGAGACAAGCGCTTTTGGAACAAGTGCAAAAACTTATGTAGTCGGTCATCGAGATGGAACAGTCTCACTTTCAGGAATGTTTGAAGGAACCGCTTCCACAGGTACAGATGAATTTTTCAATACTGCCCTTGGTAACGCAACCAAGGCTTTAGTAGTTGTTGCTCCTGAAGGTCATTCAAATGGCGCAGGTGCAATCATGTTGCAAGCGGACGATACATCTTACGAAATCTCAAGTGCCATCGCAGATATTGTCCAAGCAAGCGCAGAATTCCAATCAACAGATGCAGTAGAACACGGAAAGATTCTTTCTTCAGGTTCGACTGTGACTGCAACTGGAAATGGAACAAGCGTAGACAATGGAGCCTCAACCGCTAATGGTGGAGCAGGATTCTTGTCAGTTCCAGTAAATACACGCAATGGAAATATCACAGTAAAAATTCAACATTCAGCAGATAACTCAACCTTTGCTGACTTGATTACTTTTACCGTGGTTTCAAGCACAAGCAAAACTTCACAAAGAGTTGAGGTTGCTAGTGGTACAACAATAAACAGATACCTACGAGTGAATTACACAGTCGCAGGTTCAACAGGCTCGGCTACCCCTGTGGTGGCTTTTACTAGGAGGTAAAAAAACAATGCCTACATTTCGTCATGGTAAATCCACCGTATTCAAAGTAGATAATTCAGGTGGCACACTTACCGATATTAGCAACACCCTTACCGATGTCTCATTCCCACAATCAGTAGACACAGCCGAAACCAGCGCTTTTGGTTCCTCTGCAAAGTCTTATGTAGTTGGTTTGACCGACTCAACAATTTCTATCTCAGGAAACTTTGATGCAACAGTTGATGCTCACTTGGCTGGAATTCTAGGTCAAGCGGCTTCAGTTTCATTCGAGTACGGTCCTGAAGGTTCAACAAGCACTTATGTTAAGTACACAGGAGAGGCATACCTAACTTCTTACGAGAAGAGTGGTGCTATCGGAGATGTAGTGACATACTCTGCTGAGTTCCAAGTGACAGGTGCCGTAACCCGTGGTACCTACGCATAGTAGGAATTGATTCAAAAAAACTTAATAAATTATCGTGACCAATCAATCTAGTGTCCAAGGAGAAAAGAAATGACAGATTTACGCAAAAGCATATTTGACGCCGATGATATTACGAAGGAGTTAGTGGAAGTCCCTGAATGGGGAGTGACAGTAGAAATTCGTTCTATGACGGCTGGACAAAGAGCAACACTTACTGAGGGTGTTACATCCACAGATAAAGTTGATGTTTCTAATATGTACGCAAAAACTGTAATTGCAACCGTGTTCGACCCTGCGACTGGCTTGCCAGTTTTCACAGACCAAGACCGAGAAGCCATCCTTTCAAAGAATGGTGCAGTCATTGAGCGTTTGGCAACAAAGGCTCTTGGCAGTTCAGGTCTTAGTGAAAAGGCGGTAGACCAAGCACAGGCTCGATTTCCTCAAGAATCCTGAGAGACGGTTTCTTTTCGAGATAGCAGAAAAGTTAGGTAGGACGGTGGGTGAACTTCTTTACGGAAGTCCCGCCCACCGACCTCTTAGCAGTATGGAATTGACAGAGTGGAACGCCTTTTATCTTGTCAAAGAAAAAGAGCGTGAGAAAGCGGAGAGAAAAGCGAAGGCTAGGAGATAAATGGCTGAATCACCAACCATGGAAGTCCGTGCCCGATTAACGGCTGACTCCGCACAATTTACAAAAGGTCTTAGCGAAGCAACAAAAAGCGCTGAAACTTTTCAAACCGCCGCTTCAAACTTAAATAAAGTTCTAGTTGCATCGGGAGCGGTTGCTGGTGGTTTTGCAATCGCCATGCTTGCTTTTGGAACTAAGTCTTTCAAAGCGGCGGCTGAAGTTCAACAGTTAGATGTTGCTTTACAGGCTCTCGGTAAATCAACTCGCTATGGTTATACCGCATTAGCCGAAGCAGTTACACAAATTGAACAAGTTGGTATTCGCTCAACAGCGGCGCAACGAGCAGTAATCAAACTTGCTCAGTCAAATGTTGATTTATCTGAGGCTCAACAATTAGCCACTATCGCTCAGAACTTATCTGTAACAGCAAGCGTTAATTCAGCAGATGCTTTGAATTCTTTGGTTTTTGCTATTACAACAGGTCAAACAAGAATGTTGCGTCAGATTGGTATTACGGCTGGAGCAACCGAAGCCTTTGCTATTTATGGACGGACAATAGGCAAAAGCGCTAGTGACTTGACTATGGCTGAAAGACGCCAAGCAGTTCTTAATTTAGTATTAAGAGAAGGCGCCAAGGTTAGCGGTGCTTATGCGTTAGCCATGCAGAGTCCATCGAAGGCTCTTCAAGAGATGGCTGACTCAACTAGAAAATTGCAAGAGGCAGTAGGTAAAAGATTGCTTGCGGCTTTTACAAAAATTATTTTAGCCACATTCACTATGTACGACAGATTCCAAAAAGCGGCTAATGGAACTGGGGCTTTGTCTAAGTATCTTGATGCTATGGAAATGGTCTTAACTAAATTGGCAGACCCTTTTGCAAAAATCGCAGAAAATGTTGGAAACTTTATTGAGAAAATAGATAAGAGCGAAGTAAGTATTAAATCAATAGCCTCTTCTATGGAAAAACTTTTACCTATTGCTGTTGGTTTTACAACATTTTTTGGTATCAAAGCAGGTAAATCTTTAAGCCAAGCGGCTCCTTTCTTCCAAGGTTTCTTCAGCGCTCTATCAAGATATGCAGGGTTATTCACGGCTTTCACCGTGGTATTAACATCTCCTCAAATACGAAATGCAGTAGGACAAATTATCTCTGCCTTCAAACCATTATTACCAGTATTGCAACAAGTAGGTGGAGCATTAACAACTTTATCCGCAATCATAACTGGAGTAATCTCTAAAGCCTTAACTGGTTTTGCAAACTTAATCAGAACTGTTACAAGTTTTTTCCAAAATAATGCAAGAGCAACACAAATTCTTGTTATAGCATTTACAGGAATAGCAACCGCAGTTGGTTTAGCAACAGTAGCCTTTTTTGCTCATGCGGCGATTATTAAGGTAGTTACATTCACTCAGGCTTTATTGCAGGTTGCAACAACTTTATTAAGTGGAGCGCAGTTGGCAAGTATCGCTTCTACAAATGGACTTGCCGCCTCAATGCTTAGACTTAATGCAGTCTTAGCGGCTAACCCAATTATGCGTATTGTTTTGATAATTGGTGCCTTGGTTACAGCCCTTGTAGTTGCCTATAAGACTTCGGAGTCATTCCGCAAAGTTGTTGGCATGGTCTTTAACTTTGTAGCAAAAGTAGTTATTACTGTTCTTGGTTACATCATTCAGTATTTTGGTCATGTTCTAAAAGCCTTGGCTTCAGCAATGAGAACCTTTGGATTCTTTGGAGAGGTCATAGCAAAAGTATTTGAGTTTGTTATAGATGTATTTTTGACTTTTGTTAAATTTGCATTAACCTCAATTAAAAATGTTATTGATGGTTTTGTTACTCTGATGGAAACAAACGACACTCTTCGTAAAATTGTAATTGCAGTATTCAACACAATTATTAGAGTAATTGCTTTGGCGGTTACTACTATTGTTACAACTTTTGCTAATATCTTAAAGGCTATTGCAACCGCTATTTATTTCTTTGAAAGATTATTAGATGTAGGTAAGACTATTGCAAAGGGAGTTATCTTAGCGTTCTTGGCTCTAGGTAAGGGTGTCGTAGGAGTATTTGGCAAAGTTGCAAGTGGCTTAGGTAATTTCCTTGATAACGCATTAACAACAGTAATAGACTGGGTTAAAAAAGTTACTGCTCCT